ATGAGCGATATCCAGCAGCCCGACAAGGGAAAACAAAAGGAAATGGAGACGGATATTGTCCGTCCCGAAAAGCCGGTGGATCCCGCCCAGGATTCCACCCAGGAAACTCCCCAGGAAACCGGCAAGAACAAATCCGCGGAAGACCCGCCCCGCAAGATGCGGTGGCCTGCCGATTTTCCGGGCAAACACTGAACGACCGCGCCGTCTCGGCAGCCCGTCGCGCGCGCGGGCAAGCATCGCCCCGCCCGGCTCCTCCTGAAGCCGCGACCCTTCTGCCATAGCCCCCTTCAGGCATGTCCCTTGCTGCCCTCCCACAGCCGCGCATGTTGCGCGCCGCTGACCGGGAGGCTCACATGTATCAACCCAGATTGAAATTGAAAGCACTGCGTGACCAGGTGATCGTCATCACTGGCGCGGGCAGTGGTATTGGCGCGGCCACGGCCAGGATGGCTGCGAAGCAGGGCGCGAAAGTGGTTTTGGCGGGCAGGCAGGAAGAGGCGTTGACCCGCGTGGCGGACGATATCGTCCAGGCGGGTGGGGCGGCTATTACCGTGGTGGCCGATGTGGGGGTTGCCGAGGATCATGACCGTATCCTGGAACAGGCCGTGCAGCACTACGGGCGGGTGGACACCTGGGTTAACAACGCCGGCGTTTCCATCTTTGGTACGTTGGAACAGGTGCCGGTCGAGGATCAGCGCAAGCTGTTCGATACCGTCTATTGGGGCGTGGTGTACGGCTCGATGGCGGCGGTGCGGCACTTGAAGCAATCGGGCGGCGCCTTGATCAATGTGGGCAGCGAAGTGTCGGATCGCGCGGTGCCGCTGCAAGGCGCCTATTCCGCCGCCAAGCACGCGGTCAAGGGTTTTACCGATGCGCTGCGGATGGAGCTGCGCGAAAGCCAGGCGCCGGTATCTGTCACGTTGATCAAGCCGGCTTCTGTCGCAACCGGGTTTGCCGCGCACGCGCGCAATTACATGGATGTGCAGCCTAACCTGCCGCCGCCGGTATATGCGGCCGACACCGTTGCCGAAGCGATTTTGCACGGGGCGCAGTATCCGACCCGGGATCTTCACGTGGGCAGCGCGTCGCGCGCGATTTCGGCGTTGGGTCAGAATATGCCGACGCTGGCCGACCGTATGACAAGCTGGCTGTTCCGGCACCAGCGCGGAGACATGCCGGCGGGGGGCGGGTCGGACTCACTGTACGAAGGGGGCGGCGAGCATCCGTCGACGCCGCTGCATCCGCGCCGGCACAGCGTGTACACGCAACTGGCGATGCACCAACGCACTGTTCTGCTTGCGGCTGTGGTGGCGGCGGGGCTGGCGCTTTGTCTGCCGCGTGGGCGGCGTTGACGCATGGGCTTGAAAGCTGTGCCGCGCGTAACTGCGCTGTAGGCCGTGGAGCGTCTCAGGTCGTGGCCCGGGCGAAGGTTTGGGAACTGCGGCCTGAGGCGCGGCCCGGCACGCCACACCCGGCACGCCACACGGAGCACGCCACTTCCAGCGCACCGCACCCGGCTCACCATACAGCGCGCCATACCCAGCAAGCCTTGCACGGCTTTCACCGCCTTCCGTTGGACAGTCGAATACATCGCCGGCTACGCGGGCCGTCCGGCCAGACGTTGGAATTCCTCGGTGTCGTGCCCCGAAAACACGTCCACTTCGCCGCCTTTCGTGCGGATCAGTTCGCGCAGCCGATGCTGGTTACCCAGGCGCGCCGCGCGATCGTGGTCCAGCATGTGCTGATACATGCGCAGGCCGATGGGGCAACTTGGCCGGTCCAGCGCCATCTCGTTTGCGTGAAAGTATGCGTCGCCTGCCAGCAGCATCCAGCTGGCGCCTCGGTTGACGGCGATGCCCGCGTGACCCACGGTGTGGCCTCGCAGCGGAATCATTGCAATCTCGGCGGGCAAGCCTGCCAAGGGACGCGCCCGCTTGAAGCCGTACCAGGACTCGCCGGCGGCTTCGTCGTACACCTGCCAACGTTCGCGGGACGACCATTGCTGCGGCCGAAAACGCTGGCGGTCCATCCACGTGCCTTGCCGCTGCGCCACGTCGGCTTCGGCCCGCATCATGTGCACGGTCGCCTGCGGGAAATCGTCGAGTCCGCCTGCGTGGTCGAAGTCCAGATGCGTCAGGATGATGTGACGCACGTCCGATGCGGAAAATCCCAGCGCCTCGATTTGCCGTCGGGCCGTCATGGCGGCTTTCCATTCGGGCTTCACCAGGGCCAGAAAGAACGCGCTTAACCGGGGGCGCGGATGCGCCACGTCCTGCAAGCCCAGTCCGGTGTCCAGCAGCGCCAACCCGCCCGAATCCAATTCCAGCAAGACGCAGTGGCAGCACAGCCGGCCGCGCGTGGCCAGCCACGATGACCGGCCGTCCATCAGCCGGCCCCCAGCGGGGCAAGTTGAAATGCAGTTCAGGTGATGCACTTTCATGGAGGGGCCTCCTGATCTCAAACCGTCTCGGGGCGCGGCGGATGGACGGTGCCGCTGCGCGGGTCGGACCGCAAACCGCGTGCCGTGCAGGCGAGAGGGAAAGGCGGTGTCGGGCGACGCCTGCGAAGCGGCCTTCCGAAGCGGGCCTGCGGAGCGGCGCCGTCGGTCAATATTGCAAGCGACGTGTAGGGATCGCACCCGCGCGCGCACGTCGCGACTGTTAAGCGGATAGGCACATGGCCGACTATTCAAATGGCGCACGTTCGCGCCCGATGCGCGCCTCCGTGATGTGCCCCTTGCGGCATGGCGATTGCTGCGTGCCGTTCGTTTATCCCGCGCGCAAGACGTCAGCGTGCGGGCAACCGAAACGGGGGAACGTGATGGACGAGCCGACACTTCAGACGCATCAGCCACAGCGGGCGAACCCCGCGCCACAGCCACAACGGTCAGCGCCACCGCAGCAGGCGTCAGGACGACAGCAACAGGTGGCAAGCCAGCATCAAGCACAGCAACAGCGACCGCCCCTACAGCGGCAACAGCAGCAACAGCAGCAACAGCAGCAGCAACAACCGCCGCAAACCACCCCATCCGCGCAACAAGATATCAACCCCGGCGATGACGCCGCGCCGGGCACGCCTGGGACCGGAGAAGTGGATTGCCCTGACTGCTCGGGAAGTGGTCAGCTGAACGACCGACCGTGCCAGACATGCGGCGGCACGGGCAAGGTTGTGAAGGCGGTGGGTGGTGCGTAGAACGGGTGGCTAACTCGCGGACGAGCCTTACAGCAAGCGCTCGTCCACCCCATTTCGCAGGTCGTACGGCGACCACAGGATGCGTCCGACGATGCGGACTTCGCAGCCGTCTTCTTTCTCAAGCGCAAAGGGCGCGTAGGCGGGGTTCAACGATTTTGCCAGCCAGCCGCCCTCGCGTCCGCGCGCGATGCATTTGACGATCATCTTGCCGCCGTGGTTGATCGCGTAGACCGTGCGCGGGTCGATTTCGCGGGGGTCGATGACGGGGTCTTCGTAGAACAGCATCGGTCCGCCGTTTCGGATGACGGGTTCCATGCTGTCGCCTTGCGCATACACGATCTTCATGCGGCTGATGGGCAGCTTGAACGACTCCAGGAATGACCGGCGCAACAGGATCTCGCCGATCTCCGTCTCGTGGTAGTTCTCGATGCCAAGCCGGCCGGCGGCCAGGCGCACGTCCAGTTCGGGGACGGGCATGAATTCCTGATCGTTGGCGGAGTAGCCGGCGTTGGCGACGTGGCCGACATTGGCCGCCGTGCTGATGCGCAGCGCCTGCATGCGTTCGGCCTGATGCGTGGTGACGCCTTCGGGGTCCCAGGGGGCCGCCGAGATCGGCGCCATGGGAAACTCGTCCGCCACGCTCTCGATGCTGACGAGCGCACCGCGTTTAGGGCTTGTGTTCTTGCCCAGGCCCGCAGAACCCTTGGTCTTGACGCCCATCTGGCCCAGCGCCAATAGCAGCGCGCCTTCCAGCCGTTTGACCTGGTCATCCGCCAGCCCATGGATCAGCGATGCCGGCACGGATGGAAACGGCCATTGGGCGTCGGCCGTGGGGGCGGCAAGCGGGACGGCGGTCGACAGCGACGCGGCCTTTTTAGCTTCAGCTGCCAGACGAGGGCTGATTGCCGCCAGCGTGCAGCCGAACCCTTCGGCGTAGGCCATTGCCGCTTCGATCCCAATAGGACGGCGGCCGGTGATGTGTTGATAAATCATCGCCTGGCCGCCCTTCACGTGGTGGTCGCGAGCAAATGCCGCGCGGTTCACGCCTTCAAAGCGTGCGCGCAGGGCGGCGGCTTCCTCTTCGATAGTCCACATTTTCATATAGCAATGCTATGCAAATAAAACTATAGCATGGCTTGCTAATAAGCTGTAGCGTCGCTATAGTTTTGGTGATGAATCTACCTGATTATTTCAAGCAGGAAGGGGCGCTGACCGCTGCCATGTTCGCCCGGCTCGTGGGCGTGTCGCCCGCGCTGGTCTATCAGTGGCGCACCGGCCGCCGGCCCGTGCCGGTCAAGCACTGCGCCTTGATCGAATTCGCCACCGACGGCGCCGTCACCCGGCGCGACTTGCGCCCTTCCGATTGCACTCAAATCTGGCCGGAGCTGGCCGAAAGGATCACGGCGCAATGAACTATTACCCCCACCACATCGGCGACTTCAATAGCGCAACGCGGCATCTGACGCGCATCGAGCGCAGCGTCTACCGGGACTTGATCGAGCTTTACTACGACACCGAAGCGCCGCTATCGCAAGACATCGACAAGCTTTGCCGCTTGTTGATCGCGCGGTCCGACGACGAGCAGAACGCCGTGGTCCAGGTGCTGCACGAGTTCTTCGTGGAATCCGAGCAGGGCTGGCGACATGCTCGCTGTGACGCGGAGATCGCGCGTTATCACGGCAACAAGGAAGCCAAATCGGCAGCCGGTAAAGCCAGCGCGGCCAAACGCGCTCGGCAGGCAGGCATGCCGGCAAGGCAAGCAGCGGATCAACAGCCGTTGAACATCCGTGCAACCAACCAGGAACCACAACCAGAACCACAACCAGATCGACCACAACCCGAATCGACAATCCCGAAAACGGCCCCCGGGCGCTCCGGCAAGCCCGCCTTCGATGCGGCCGAGTGTGCGTTGCCTGATTGGCTGGATCGGGCCGATTGGGCTTGCTGGGTGGCGGACCGCAAAGCGCGCAAGAAGCCGATCACCCAAGAGGCGGCGCGGCGCCAGCTGCAACAGCTTGCCGGCTACCGGGCCGAGGGCGTGGCGGCGCGCGACGTCATTGCCCACAGTATCGCCAGTGGCTACCTGGGCCTGTTTCCGCCGCGGGCGGCGGCCCGCGTCACGGCAGCCCACCCATCGCGGCAACGCGCGCAATGGTCGTCGGAATTGCGCAGCGTGCTGGCCGAAGGCCATGTCCGGGGCGAAATCGACATGGGGGTCATCGATGCCAGTCGTTGAATCGACGGTCGGGCTGGGCGCGCTGGTCGTCAACGAAATGCACTTGTTGTACGGCGCCAAGTTCGCGCAGCAATGGGAAGGCCTGACGCCGCGCGAATTGAAAGACTCCTGGAACCAGAAGCTGGCTGGCCTGACCGAAGCGCAAGTGCGGCGCGGGCTCACTGCCTGCCTGACACGGGAATGGCCGCCGACGCTGCCGGAATTCCTGAAGCTTTGCTGCCCGTGGTTGATCCCCGAACTTGCCTATCACGAAGCGGTGCGCGGCGTGTCGGCGCGGCGTCGTGGCGAGGTGGGGGACTGGTCGCACCCGGCGGTGTATTGGGCAGCGGTGGGCGTCAGCACGGTTGACCTGTTGAACAGCAACTTCGGCGCAATCAAAGTCCGTTGGGAAAGAACGCTGTCCGAAGAGTTGGCAAAAGGTGCATGGCCCGACATCCCGGCACCGCGCGCGGCGTTGCCCGCGCCCGGACAGACGCTGGCCACGCGTGCCGAAGCCGAGGCCGCGCTGAGAAAAATGGGTGCGGGAAAAATGCTGGCAGCCCGCAGCCGGTCACATCGCGAATGGATCGAACGCTGGGAGGCGCGCATCGCGTCCGGCGGGCATCCCACCAAGGCCATCGCCGACATGTTGATGCACGCCAGGCACACGGCCAAACCGGAGGGCACATGACGATGCGGCGCATGAACGATGGGCCAACGCGCGCGAACGGCGCGCCAGCTAAGGACCGCAAAGCACGGATCGCAAAGCCAGGATCGCAAAGTAAGGACCGCAAAACAATGAAAATGAAAAATACACCGTCAGTACAAGCCGGCATGCCGCGTTGGGTGGAAGACGAAATTCATAACTGGGCCAGGTCGCAATGGGAAGGCGATTGGCCCGGCCCGCGCCGCATGTTGCACGAGACGCCCGACGTGTGCGAATTTCCGCCGCTGCCCGGTCACGACGATGACGACGAGCCCCTGCGCATACCCGTGAATCATGAACGCGCGCGCCGCGTGCACGCCCTGTATGAAGCGTTGCCGCTTCTGGAGCAGCGCGTGGTTCAGGCGGAATACACGCGCCGCGCCGACTACGGGGACCTGCCCGCGCATGGTCGTCAGGACAAGGCGTGTCGCGTCATCGGCATCACGTTGCCGTACTACAAAGTGGCGCTGGGCAGCTTCAAGCAAGAAGTCTGGAGGGCGTTCCGATGAAATACGCACACGAAGTCATCGACCTGCTGGCCGCGTATCCCGGCCGCGAATTCAGAATGGCCGAGATCTTGCGGCACGTCAGCCGAGGCATGCCGTTGACGCCCGCCTCGCAAGAGGCAATGCGTCGCGGCGCGCGTCGTGTGTTGGACCATCTGTTAGACGCGGGGCATGTCCAGCGCTGCGGCGGCAACACCAAATCCGCCACGTATTCCTGGCAGCAATTGGGACATGCACTTCATAAAAACCATGCCCATTTGGGACCGGATTTGAGACAATAGCCGCGGGGCATTGCGCCCACACGAAATGCAGCCCGCCAACCGCTCCGGTTCGCGGGCTTTGTTTTTTTCCGGAACCAACAGTGACCGACATGACGCCTGAAGACGCAATCCTTACGCTGGTGACGGCCGCCGCGGGCGGCGTGCCGGTGTTTCTTTCCGACGATGCAACGTCTGTTCCGCCGCCGCCCTGTATCGCGCTGGCCGTACGCTGGGTGCAGGCCGGCCCCGCTGAAACCGGCCCGGTCGACGCCGACGGTAATCAGCTGGTGCGTGACCATCGCGATGCCACCGTCGAGCTGCGCAGCGTGGGCGCTGCCGCCTATCGCGCCCTGGACAAGTTGGGGCTGGCACTGCGCCATCCCGTTCACGATGATCGCGCGGAAGCGCTGGGCCTGGCGGTGTTTCACGCCGGCCCCGTGCAGCGCGTGCCGCGCGACGGCAACGACGCCACCCCGGGCACGACGAGCGAGCCGCGGGGCGCACTTGACCTGGGCATTCGCTACGCGCAGACCTATACGGATGTTGTCGGCCTCATCGAAACGGTGACCGGCAACATCACGACCACGGGCGGGCTGCTGCCTTCCTTTACAACCTCATTTTCCGCGAAGACCGAAGCGACGAATTAACGTTCAAGGTCTTCTTAACGCTGTCCCCCGCCGCCCTTGGGCGGTTTTTTTTTGGAGCCGCAAATGGCAAAAATCGACCGGATCGTCAATGTGGCGATCTCGCTGAACACCACGGCGATCAAGGAGCAGAATTTCTCTGACATCCTGATCCTTGGCGCACACGCGCTGGCCGTCAACCGCGTCATGGCGGTGACCGAGGCAGGCGAGCTGCTGGACATGGGCATCGCCCCGAACGACCCGCTGTACATCGCGGTGCGCGACGCCTTCAAACAGATTCCGACGGTGGCTCGCGTCTTTGTCGGCCGCCGCCAGGTGGATGCATCGCGCATTGCCGTGACGCGCGCCGCCGTGTCGGACTACGCCGTGTCGCTGTCCTGGCGTGACGCGAATGGCGCCGTGCAAAAGGTGGCTGCCAGCGTGGCGGGCGCCGCTGACAGCACGCCGCAGACGCTCGCGACGGCCCTCGCCGCCGCCATCGCCGAGACCGACGCACCGGTGACGGCCACCGCAACCGGCGCGGACGTTGCGGTGACCGCCGATGTGACCGGCCAGGCCGTCGCCATCGCCGTGACGGGCAACCTGGAATTGGCCGCGCCGGTCAGCACCGAAACGCCGTCGGCCGCACTGAACGCTTGCCTGCGCGAGAACGGCGACTGGTACGGCGTGTCGCTGGCCAGCCGTGTGGAAGCGGATGTGTTGGACGCCGCCGAATGGGTGGAATCGAACGAGCGCCTGTTCGGCGTATCCAGCGCGCAGGCGGGCATCATCGACGCCGCCGTGTCCAACGACATCGCGTCGCGCTGCCAGCAGAAGCAGTACTTCCGCACGCATGTGTGGTACCACGGCCAGGCCGATAGCGAAGCGCTGGACGCCGCCGTCGCCGCCAACCGCTTCACCTTCTATCCGGGGGGTGAAACCTGGGCCAACACGCGGCTTTCGGGCGTGACCTACGACAACCTGACCGAAGGCCAGGCGCTGGCCGCGCATGCGAAAAACGCCAACACGTTCGAGCAGATGCGCAACTTTGCCGTGACGCAAAACGGCAAGGTCGCCGCCGGCGAATGGATCGACGTGATCCGTGGCCGCGACTGGCTGGCCGAGCAGGTCAAGATCAACGTGGCATCGCAGCTGATCAACGCCAACGGCAAGGTGCCCTATACCGACGCGGGCATCCAGGTCCTGGTCAACGGCATCCGCCAGGCGCTGCTGCTGGGGCAGAGCCGTGGCTTGGTCGCGCCCGACGAAATCGATGACGCGGGCCGCAAGATTCCCGGCTTTGTCATCAACGTGCCGCGCGCGGCCAGCGTGTCGACGAACGACAAGGCCAACCGCATTCTGCGCGACCTGAGCTTCAGCGCCCGCCTGGCCGGCGCCATCCATGTTGCCGAGATCAAGGGCAACCTCACCTACCAACAACTGTAATCGGGGCATATCCATGTCAGTCAAAACCTACGCACCCAACCAAGTCAAGATCGTGATGGGCGCGCTGCCCATTTCGGGCCTGGCCGAAGACACCTTTGTCACCGTGACGGAGATCGGCGAAGGCATCGCCTCGGTCGTCGGCGTCGACGGCGAGGTGGCGCGATCGATGTCGCGAGACTCGCGCCTGCGCATCACGTTGACGCTGATGCAGACCAGCGCCAGCAACGCCGCCTTGACCGCGCTGCACCAGGCCGACCGCGCCACCGAGGGCAACGGCGCGGTACCGATTTCCGTGACCGACCTGCGCGGCACGTCGCTGCACGCCTCGGATTCCGCGTGGATCGTCAAGATGCCCGACGCGGGCTACGGCGCCAAGGTCGGCAGCCGTGAATGGACGATCGAGACCGGCCCGGCCATTCACGTGATCGGGGGCAATACCTGATGAGCGCCATCAAGGAAGTGAGCATCGGATCGACCGTCTTTCGTATTTCTCGGTTTGATCCGTTTCGCCAGCTCAAGCTGTTGGGCGACCTGCAAAAAGAAGTGCTGCCGGCCGCCGGCTCGATGCTGACCTCGGTGTTCAGCGCGGACGGCGCCGGCGAAGGCCGCGACGAAAACGCGATGCTCAATGCGTTCCGCGAACTGTCGGCCAAGCTGGGCGGCGATGCGCTGGCCGGCTGGGCCGAGCGCTTGGTCGACCCGGAGCTGGTCAGCTTCGAACTGGCCGGCCGCGAGCCGCAGAAGCTGACGCCGGCGCACCGGGGGCTGGCGTTTGCGGACTATGCCGAGATCCTGGAGTTGCTGTTCCACATCCTTGAGCACAACTTCGCCGGCCCTTTGGCGCGTTGGGCCGGCCGCTTTGGTCCGGCCCGCGCGACGTTGGCGAGCCTGTCGGGCGGTTCGACGCAGGCTTCGAACGAGAGCTGATCATCTGGCGGCCCATCCTGGCCCGCCATGTCAGCCTGGACGCCGTCAAGCGCGGCGACGTCGATCTGCTGGACATCCTGAAGCTCAACGCGCTGATGGATGCCCAGCAGGCCGCGCAGGCCGCGGCAGATAACAAGGCGAGGTAACGATGATCGTTGTACGAGAGGTGGTGACGCTGCTGCGCTACCAGGTGGATCAATCCGGGTTGCTGACCTATCGGCAGGCGTTCGAGTCGACGTTGCAGGCCATGGTGGGCGCCAGCGTCAGGGCGGGCGCCGCGATGCGCCAGGCGCTGGCGGATGTGCTGCCCGGCGTGGCGAACACGCCGCAAGCGAAGGCAGGGCCATCGGCAAGCGCGCGGATGCCCGGCGCGTTAATGACGATTGCGCAGATGGCCGTTGCGCAGATGACGGTTGGGCGGATGATGGTTGGCCAGATGGCAAGCCAGCGGACCGCAAATGGTCAAACCGCAAATGGTCAAACTGCTAATGGCCAAACCGCAAGCGCCTCGGTCGGCCCCCGGCCTCAAAGCACTCCGGCAGCCCGCCAGCACGCGGGGGCGTTGGGCGGCCTGCGCGGTGTCATCCAGCTGACGCTGGGCGCGTCGCCGTTCAAGCGCGTCCTTGGCGACATCGACGCGTGGGTGCAGATCCAGGCGCGTTTGCTACAGGCAGCGGGGTCTGAGGGGAATGCAGGGCAAGCCGACCGTGACCTTGCCCGCGTGTCACGCACCAGTGGCACGCCGTATGCCGACAACGTCGACACGTACGCACGCTCGGCGCAGACCTTGCAAGACCATGGACGCACGCGGCCGGAAGCCACCGGCATCACGGAAGCCGTGGCCTTGAGCATGCGCCTGTCGCAAACGCCGGCCCAGAACCGCGACGGCATCGTCACGGCACTGACGAATATGGTCGAGCAAGGCCGGTTGGACCTGGGGCAATTCAACACCTTGCCCCAGCGCATGCAGGACGCGTTGGCCACGGGGCTGAATCTAAGCCGTGGCCAATTGCGTGATCAAGTTCAGGGCGGCCAGGTCACGACGGACCGAGCGTTGCCGGCATTGCAATCGCAATTGCCGGCCATGCGCACCGAAGCCGAGGCTGCGCCCGCGTCCATCACGGCAGCAATGACGGTGTTTAACGACGCCATGCAGCGCTACCTGGGCCAGGCGCTGCCGGCGGGCCACGGCGTGTTGAACGGCGTAGCCACGTCGATCCTGTTTCTGGCCGACCACATCGACGCGGTCGTCAAGCTGCTTGCCTTGACCGGGGCCAGCATCGGGCTGGTCTCGTTGGGCAACGGGCTGCGGCGGGCCAGGGCGGTGGCGGGCGGCCTGTTTCAATCGCTGACCGCTGCCACGCGCGCCGCCCTGGGGTTGGATGCCGCGATGGCGATGCGCAGTGGCCCGGCGGGCGCCATGCAGATGCTTTCTGTGTGGACCCGGTCGATAGCGCCCATGCTGCGCATGGCGGCGGTGTTGACCACGATCTATCTGATCGGCGAAGACATCGCCAACTGGATGGCCGGGGGCGAGTCCGTCTTGGGCGGCTGGATCGGCGGCGTGGAGGAATGGCAGGACGAGCTTGATGCCGTGTCGTCCGTGCTGACGTTTGTGAAGGACCTGCTGGGCGGTGCGGGCGAGGCGCTGGGGCCGTGGATCCAGCGCTTCGGATCGATTGCCGTGATGGTCTACGGCCTGTGGCAGATCCTGTCGCCCGTCGGCGGATTCCTGCTGAACCTGGCAAGGGTCGTGGTCCCCATGTTGTGGAACGCGTTTGCCATGACACCGATCGGCCGGATCATTTCGCTGATCGGCATGCTGGCCGTCGCGCTGTGGCAAATCTGGGAAAACTGGGACGCCATCAAGGCGTACATCTCGGCATCCTGGGATGCGCTGATGGCGATGGCCATGGATTCGTTCCTGGGACCGGTCATCGAATACATCCGGGCCATCTGGAAATTCTGGAGCGGTCTGGTCAGTGGCGTGATCGCGGCGTTTACCGGTGACTGGGACGGGGCTATCGCGCATTGGGCGGGCGCCTTCAACGGCTTGTGGACGTTTTTCTCGGACATGGGTGGCCGCATGGTCGCCACCGTCAAGGAGATCGGCCGCGCCATCCAGACCTGGGTGATCGACAAGGCACGTGCGGCAAAGGACTGGCTCAAGAGCTTGCTGCCGGGCCAATCAGGCCCCGACGCCGGCGACCAGGCGTCGGTGATGGACGGCTGGTCGCCGGACGCGGCGCCGAATTGGTTGACGACGGCAAGCAGCGCAGCGGGGCTGGTCGTGCCGCCTGTGTCCGTGCTCGGTCCTGTGCCGATGCGCGTCGGCGCCCCATTCAGCTTCCAAAGCAGCAACAACTTCGTCGTCAACGTGGCGTCCGGCGATCCTCTAGTGGTGAAAAAAGCGGTTGCCGATGCCGTGGGCCAGGGGCAGCAACGCGGTCTTCAAAGCCTGCCGCACTGGTACGACCTGACGCCCGGCGTCGAAAGCCCCGGATAGGAGCCCTAATGAACTTTGTTTCCATGATCTTTGGATGGAATGGCGGCAGCAGCATCGGCACCTTGCCCCTGGATGCGCTGGTCAACGAAAGCACCCAGCTCAACAGCCGAACAACGTCATTCGCCGTGGAAGACGGCCCGCCGGTCACCGACCACGTGGGCCAGGATCCCGAGCAACTGACGCTGACAGGGTGGGTGACTGCCGCCGACATCAGCTTGCTGGGCGGCTTTCGCAGCGCGGCCTTGGGCACCGGCCGGTCAAAGCTGATCGGCGCCAAGGACGCGCTGCGCAAGATCCATGCGGATCGTCTGCCCATCACCATCACGACGGGGATGGACGTCTACGTGGACTTCGTGATGGAAAGCTGCTCCATCGGCCGCACCAACACCGCGGGCGACCGTTACGAGCTGTCCGCCACGTTCAAGCGCATCCGCAAGGTGACGTTGCGGCAGGCGGACATTCCTCCGGAAAAAACCTCGGGCAGCGCGACGGGCAAGGCCGGGTCGACCAAGGCCAACGCGGGCAAGCAAAGCGGCGTGCCCGCCAGCCCGAAGCAACGCGACACTTACAACTCGGCAAAGGGTTTGAACCCATGATCCAGATACTCGTACCGGACGCCAACGACAGCCTTATCGAATTGGAGCTGGACGGCATGACGGTGTTCTTGCGGCTGTCCTGGAACAGCGAGGCCCAGCAATGGGTGCTGTCCATCGAGAACGCCTACAACGAGCTGGTCGTTGCCGGCATCGCCGTGGTGCCGGACACGCGCTTGCTGGCGGGCTACCGCCATCTGCCCGTGCCGCCGGGCGAACTGGTGGCCTTGGCGCCGGACCGTCGCGACACCATCAGCCGGTCGGCGCTGCCGTCGGGCGAAGTGGCGTTGCTGTACGTCAACGCGGCGGAGGTGGTTGATGGCAAGGTTTGATCGCGTCTACCGCCTGCTGGTTGGCAAAAGTGGCGCGCGAGGCCTGGAAATCATGCCCCCGTTGCGCATCACGTTCGATATCGCCAAGACGGCGGCCGAAGAGCCCAACGACGCCAAGATCAGCGTGTACAACCTGGCCGAGCAAACCCGGCGTTCATTGGAAGAGCCCGGCTTGCAATGCGTGCTGTACGCGGGCTATGCCGAAGAGGGCGGCCCCCTGTTGATGGCATCGGGCAGCATCGTCTTTGCCTATACGCGCTATGGGCCGCCGGATGTCGTGACCGAACTGACGGTCAAGGACGGCTATATCGAAGTGCGCGATACGGCGGTGTCGATCGGCCTGGGCCCGGGGGCGCGCGCTCGCGACATCATCCGCGACATTGCGCGGCAGATGGGCTTGCCGCTGGTCATGGCCGACGATGTGCCCGACCGTCGTTGGGAGCACGGGTTTTCTTTCTACGGCGCGGCGCGCACCGCGCTGCACAAGGTCACGCAAGGGACCGGCCTGGAATGGTCGGTTCAGAACCAGCAATTGCAGGTGGTGCAGCGGCTGGGCACTACGCGGCGCCAAGCCGTTGTACTGGCCGTGGACAGTGGCCTGTTGGGCCAACCCGAACGCACGCGTGAAGCGGCCACTGAAAAGGCGAAGTCGAAAGGAAAGGCGTCGGTACAGGCGGGGGCACGCGCGCCTGCGGCCGGCGCCGTGGCGGCCAAGCCCGCCAGCGCCCAACAACAGCGCGACGGCTGGAAGGTCAAGTCGCTGTTGCTGCCCACCATCAGCCCCGGCGACCTGGTCAAGCTGGAAAGCCGGTCCGTCCAGGCGTTTCAACGCGTTGAAACCGTGCGTCATACCGGCGATAGCGAAGCCGGTGACTGGCAAACGGAGTTGACCCTGGTGGACACCCAGGCCGCGCCATCCAAAAAGGAACAGACATGAGCAATGCGGTAACCCTTATCCGCCGTCTTATCGCCACGGAATTGGCGGATATCTATACGACGCTGCCCGGCGAAGTGGTCGCGTATGACGGCACGTTCGTCACGGCGCGCCCCACGCTGGCCAAGCGGCTGGCCAATGGCGACGTGCTGTTGCCGCCCCAGGTGGTGCGCGTGCCGGTGTGTTGGCCGGTGGGCGATGTGCACGGCGCGCAGGCGTTGATCTCGGTGCCGCTTGCGCCGGGCGATGCGATCAAGCTGTCTTTTTCGGCCCGTGCATTGGAAAACTGGCTGGGGGGTGATAACGGTCCGCCGGACGATCCGCGCCAGTTCGATTTGTCTGACGCGTTCGCCTCGCCACTGCTGCGGCCGGGCACGATGGCGGCGGACACACAGAACGTCAGCATCCAGTACGGGCCGGGCACGTTGAAGCTGTCGCCGGCCGGCGATCTGACGTTTCATGTCAAGACCTGGACGGTGCAGGCGGAACAGGCCACCTTCAACACGCCGGTCACGATCAACGGGCCGCTGACCTATACCCAGGGCATGGCGGGCGAGGGCGGCCAGGGCGGCGCGTCGATGCGCATTCGGGGCGGCGTGGCCTATGAAGGCGGCGCGATCACCCATAACGGCACGAACATCGGCGACGCGCACCGTCACCCCTACGCCGGTGGCACGACCCAGGGGCCGCTCTGATGGCACTGGACCTTGCTTTATCCCCCGACCGCGATCTGGACCTGGACCTGCTAGGCCGCGCGTCTTTCGTGGAGGGCGCCGACCGTATCGCGCAGCAGATCAACACCACCTTGCTCGCCTTCATGGGCGAGTGGTTTCTGGACACGACCTTTGGCGTTCCGTACTTCGAAGACGTCCTGGTGAAGTCGCCCGATCGGTCCGGCATTGAAGCCATCTTCCGTGCGCGCATCCGCGCGGTGCCGGGCGTGACGCATGTCAGCGCGATGCAGCTGCAACTGGAACGCCAATTGCGCGTGCTACGCGTGACCTACCAGGCCGACACCACCTTCGGGCGACTGGAACGCGTGGTCTTGCTGCAAGCGTCTTAACCCCCTTATTTTTGTCGAGGTAACTATGGCCTACGGTGTCACACCGGACGGGTTCGTCCGACCACGCCTGCCCGAAATCCGCCAGGAAATCGTGGCCGACTTGCGCGCTCGCATGCAATCGGCCGGGTTCAATGGGGCGGTGGAAACCCGCCCGGACAGTATTACCGGCCTGCTGATCGACACCTTCGCGGAACGCGAAGCCACGTTGTGGGAGCAGGCTGAAGGCGTCTACTACGCGATGTATCCGGGCTCGGCGACGGGCGTCTCGCTGGACCGCGCCGTGTCGTTCACCGGCGTGTCGCGCTATCGCGACGAGCCTTCGCGCGCCTATGTGGTGCTGTATGGCGCGGCGGGCACAACGGTGCCGGCCGGTGCGCAAGCGCGGCATCGCGTCAGCCAGAACTTATGGGCGCTGGACAGTGCCGTGCAAATCCTGTCGGGCGCGGCAGCGGATGTGACGCTGCAACCCGCCGTCGCTGCCCAAACCGCCTATACCGTGTCGATCGACGGCGTGGACTATGCCTACACCAGCGGCGTCACGACGAATTTGCCGCAGGTGCTGGCGGGCTTGGTGGCCGCGCTGAATGGCAGCGGGCTGGCGGTGTCCAGCGACGGCGTCTCCGTGCGGCTGCATACGGACGGGCGGCAGGCCGCGTCGTTCGCGTGGTCCCCCGCGTTGTCATTGGTTCGTCTGGGATCGCCCGGCCTGATGACAACGGTGGACGCGTCCGACGAAGGGGCCGACGTAGGCGACCTGAATGGCATCGTGACGCAGGTGGACGGGTGGGACGCCGTCAACAATCTGCAAGCGGGTGTGGCGGGACGCCTGGCGGAAAACGCCGCCCAGCTGCGGGCCCGCTACACCACCGGTCTGTTTCGTCTGGGCGCGGCAACGCTGCCCAGTATTGCGCCCAACGTGCGCGACCGCGTGGCGGGCGTGCGGGTCGTGAAAGTCTTCATGAACAGCACCGACGTGCCGGACGCACAGGGCCGCCCGCCGCACAGCGTGCACGTGGTGGCCGACGGCGGGCTGGATGACGAGGTGGCCGATGCCATCTTTCGCGTGGTGGCGGCGGGCATCGACACCCACGGCCAGCGTCAGGTGGTGGTCAAGGATGAAGAGGGCGCCAACCATCTGATCCGTTTCGACCGGCCTGAACGTGTCTACCTTTGGGTGCGTTGCGCCACGACACTGCTGCCGCCGTCCGAGCAAGCATTTCCGCCCGACGGCTTTCAGCGCATCGCCCAGAGCCTGGCGGCGGTGGGCGAGGGCTTCACCATCGGCGAGGACGTCGTCTTGCAACGGCTTTACGGCGCCATCTTTCGCACGCCTGGGCTGGCGTCCGTGGACCTGGCGCTGGCGTTCTCGACCAACCCGGCCTTCACGCCCGCGCCCTCGGACTTTCGCGCCGCCAACGTGGCGATCCAGGACTTCCAGGTGGCCGCGTTCGACCTGTCGCGCATTGAGGTGACGTGATGGATCTGCATCAGAACCACGGGCAGGTTGCCTGGGGCCATTGGCTGGGCCAATTTCAAACCAAGCGGCGGTTGGAGGCGCTGGTCAAGGCGCTGCTTAAACCCGCGGACGGGCTGCAAGGCGCGCTGCGGGCGCTGTACGAAGACCGCTGGCTGGACACCGCGGTGGGCAGGCAGTTGGACGGCATTGGCGAGATCGTCGGCTTGCCGCGCGTGATTGATGAAGCGATCTACCTGCAATTTTTCGGGTTTGAAGGGCAGCCGAGCGTAGGCGGTTTCGGCCAGGCGCGCTTTCGCCGCGCCAATGAACGGCCCGTGGCCGGCTCCACCGCGCTGCTGGACGCGGAGTATCGCAAGCTGCTGTATTGGAAGATCGCCTTGAACAACGGGCATGGCACCACGCCGGAGATCGCCCGTTCGCTCAAGCCGATCTTCGATGTGACCCGGGTCGTGGTGCAAAACGCCGGCAACGCAAAGATCCGTATCTGGGTCAGCCGCATTCCCGGCCCCAACGACCCACTGATGGCCAACCCCTACAAGTGGGTGCCCCAAGCCGCCGGCATCGGCGTGCAACTCATCACCGGCTCGACCGACAAGCCCTTCGGCTTTCGCGAGCAAGGTTTCTTTGGCTTTGGCGTCGGCGTGCTGGCGCGAGGGATTTACTGATGGCAGACCCTACTTTCTTTGACCTTTTCAAATCGACCTGGGCACAAAACGGCCTGACGGAAGACATCACCGACCAGCAGTACAAGACCGGTTGGTCGTTCATCGGATCCGTGCCGCCTTCGGTCGAGCAATTCAACAAGGTGCAGCAGACCACCGACGAACGGCTGGCCTGGCTGTACAAGCAGTTGGACGGCCTGGCCGAGGTCACCGGCAGACCGCTGGCGGCCACGAGTTGCGATGCGTTGAGCTACGCGCAACAGAACCTGAACGCCGCGAACCTGAAGACCGGCACGGTGCCGGTGGCGCGTCTGTCCGGCACGGCCACGTCGTTGACGGCGGGTGCGGCGACAAAGCTGGCGACGGCGCGCACCATCGCCGCCACCGGCGACGCCACGGGTGCCGGTTCGTTCGACGGGTCCGCCAACCTTTCCCTGGGCCTGACGCTCAGCCCCAGCGGTGTTACGGCCGGCAGCTACGGCAACGCCAACGCGGTGCCGACGTTCACGGTGGATGCCAAGGGCCGCGTGTCCGCCGCCGGCGAAGTCGCCATCGGCAACGCGGCCACCGCAACCAAGCTTGCCTCGGCCCGCACGTTCTCGGTCACGGGCGGGGCAACGGCGGCCGGCGTCAGCTTTGACGGGTCGGGCAACGTGGCGCTGAACGTGACGGCGCTGGACGTCTCGAAGGCATCGGCCGGCACCTTGCCCGTGGCGCGCGGCGGCACGGGCCTGGCAACCGTGGCGGCAGGTTCGTACGTGACGGGCGCGGGAACCGGCGCGCTGGTGCCCCGCACCCCAGCGCAGGTGCTGGAAGACATCCAGGCGCTGCCCAAGACGGGCGGCGATATCAGCGGGCCCTTGGTGCTGGGCACGGGCGCGGCGATCGGCGCCCAGTACGGAACGAATACCGCGTCGGGGCGCACCGCGCATGTCCTGCTGCCGGATGGTGGGGGTTATTCCACGCACACCGGAACCGTGGTTGGCGCGATGAAAATCACGTTGCCCGCCGCGGCGGTCGGCGCGAACACGATGCTGCGTTTGCGGGTGGACGTCTTCGAGTACCTGGACGGCGTGCCGCCGGTGTCGTTGTTGATCCATGGCTACGTGCAAACGACGAAGGCGTGGGCACGCTGCGGCGCGACGGTGCTGGCGGGCAGCGCGGCTTCCGATCTGCCTGTCCGGTTCGGTTCGGACGCGGCGGGCCTTCCATGCATCTGGATCGGCGACACAACCAAGTCCTGGTCATACGCAAGCGTGACCGTGTCGGAAGTGCAAGCCAAATACAACACCTCCGGCGCGTCGGTGGCTGCTTGGGGCGTGGGTTGGAAGGTCGAGCCGGTGACGGCGTTTGAGACCGTGTCTCAAGTTGCGGAAGGCGGCAATCTGGCCTTCGCCCGATCGGATATCGCGCGAGTGAACGGCTTGCAGGCCGCGCTGGACACCCGCATCCCGGCGGTGTCGCTGGCGAACTTGCCAACGACCAACATCGGGCCGGTTCTGGTCGCCGAAGTCGCCGAAGTGTGGATTTGGGTCTCGACCAGTTTCTATACCGGTTACCGCTCCCCGCTTTGCGGCCGACCGCTGGACGGCCACACCGTGGCCCCGTTGCCGAACGAGGTGGACGCGGTGGGCGGCATCCTCCAGAAGTCCGCTTACGCCGCGTTGTGGGGGTACGCGCAGGAAAACGGCCTGGTTCTCACCCAGGCCAATTGGGAAGCGCGCAGGGGCGGCCACTACTTCGTCAACATCGACGCCACCACGTTCCGCGTCCCGGATTTGCGCGACATGTTCCGCCGGTTTACCGGAACTGACGCTGACACTGCAAATGCGAGAACGTTAGGTAGCCGTCAAGGACATGCCTTTCTGGCCCACAGTCATCAGCTTTCATCCCGTTCTATCGCCGTGGGCTCGGGAGGACTGATTGACGTTGCAAGCTCGGCTGCGACGGGCGGCTGGGGGTTGACCACGACGGCTGGAGGGGCCGAAACCAGGCCGGTGAACGCCGCCTACCACCCTCGAATTCACGCGTAATTTAAGTGTGAAGGCGCGGCTGGTATGTGACGTTCACCGGGCGCGTCTCCGCGCCCACCGATGGGTTGATACCGAGGTTGCTGACGCCCGACCTAATGCCGTAAGTCGCGCTGGCAGCGAAGGCCAAACCGGAGGCTGTAATCGAGGACACTTGGTATGAGCTGCCGTCAATATTTATGCCCGGATGCGCGTGCCCTTGCACCTGCTGAGTCTGCCTGCTGCCCAGCACCCTCACATTTGCAGTGCAAATTTCATTTCTAAGGAAAACCGATATGCAAAAGGAAGTCTTTCAGACTGACGATGATGGCCTGTACCTGTACAAGTCTGTTGCCAACGAGCTGGCGCTTACGCCCGGTGTGTTCAATATCGCCTATGGCGCATATGTGGACGCGCCACCGGAACCGCCTGCCGGGAAGCGGCCTCGACGCGTAGGGAACGCGTGGGTCATGGTCGAGGATCATCGCACCACGCCGTTATGGGTGGTGGAGACGGGCACCCCGTATTCAATCGGTGCCGAGTATGAAGACGCCAGCGGCAAGGTGAGCTACCCGGGATGGGGAAAGCTGCCGGCTTGGCTGACGTCGGTTGCTCCGCAGAAATCGGCCGAGCAGGCGTCTGAAAGCGCGTAGCCTTTACGCGGCCAGCGGGATGGCCTGCGAATCGATTTCGCGTTCCAGGCGCATCTCTTCCAGTTGGCGGCGCCCCAACGGGCTGCGCGTCAGCTTTTGGGCCAGCTCGCGGCCGTGTGGGTGGTAGTAGCGCAGCAGCATCCGCGTGTCCACGTTGCCGTTGACCTTGGCCAGTTCATGGATCTGGAACACCGTGGCAAGCTGCGATGTCCCCTCGTGCCGCAGGTCATGAAACCGCAGGTCGCGGAAATAGGCGCTGTTCGGCCTGCGTCCATGTTGGCGGCACAGATCTTCATAGCGCAAGCGAGCGCGCCTGCGAGCCCGAATGAAGGCGCGCGTGACGGAAGCGGGCTGCATACTGAAAATCCGGCCCCGCAAAGGTTTGCCCGTGACCCACCGCCGCAAAGCTTCACGCGCGCGCGGTGTCAGCGGAACGTTACGCGCGCGCCCGTTTTTTGTATGCGGCAGGTGTACCACCCCATGCATAAGATCCAGGTGTTCGCGCAGGATGCCGACGACCTCGGACCGACGCATGCCAGTCTCTTTGGCCACGATGAGGACGGTGGGTAGCTCTATCGACCGCGAGGCGCGGATGATCCATTCCAGTTCCTTGGCGGGACAGTCGTCGTTCGAGACCCCGCGCAAGGTGATGCGCTCGAACAGACGGCGGTCGCGCGCGTCGTCAACCGCCGGCCGTCGCACCAACTGGACCGGATTGGCCAACTGATCGAAACCCCAGTCTTTTCGGATCACTGTGTAGACGTGCGACAGAAACGCCAAGCGCCGGACGACGGTGGCGGGCGCCCTGTCCTTGAGCCATTCGTCTCGCAACTCGGTCAAATCCGAGCTGCGGATCCGGTCGACCGGCCGGATCGCCAAGCGCGTGCCGCGCCAGATACGGGCGATGGATTGCTATGCGGCCTGCCCCTTCTTGGTAATCGAGACCTCGGCCAGATAACGCGTTAGCGCGTCGGCCAGGGTGGGGTGAGCTTGCGGCGGGGTTGACGGCGGGACCAGGGTTTCATGGGCAAAAGGCCCGATTTGAACTCACATCCGATCTTTGCGCTTTGTCCTTTACTACGCCCGCTCGCGGGCATTTTTTCCGTCCCTACAGGAGGCCATCCTGCACACGCTTTTCAGGAGCACCCCCATCATGGAACCCGGTTCTACCAGCCTGGGCGGGCTTGCCGCCTTAAAGGTCGCGATGGCGTATGGCATTCCCGCCGCCATCGCAGCCATGCTCGGCTTATTGCTCATGCCGCCGCGCACGGTCAGGGAATTTACCGTGCGGACGGTATCCACCGTGGCCTGCTCCTTTCTTTTCGGGCCTGCGCTGGCTGCGGCTGTCATTGCGTGGAAGCCTGCCTTGATGGAGGCCATGACCTGGCTTGCCCATCATGGCGCGGGCACCGACGACGCCTTGCTTGCAAAGTTCTACGTGCTGGGCCCCAGCATGCTGCTTGCGGGCCTGCCGGCGTGGTGGGTGTTGGGCGCCTATATGCGGTGGCTGGCCAGCATGCGCAAGAAGGGCGTGCTGGACTGGCTGGCCGAGGCACGCGCCAAGATTTTGGGGATGCCGCGCCAAGGGGGAAAAGATCGTGGATCTTGATGCTGTGTTGCAAAAGGCTGTATTGCCCGCCTTGACGCTGCTTCCGCCCGCGATGGACACGCCGCAGGCCCGCGTTCTCTTGCTGGCTATCGGCTTGCAGGAAAGCCGCTTTCTGCATCGTCGGCAAGTCGGTGGACCGGCCCGAGGCTTCTGGCAGTTCGAGCAGGGCGGTGGCGTGCGAGGCGTGTTGATGCATGCTGCCACTTACGGACCTGCCCGCCGGCTCTGCGCCGAACGCGACGTGGCGGCCACCGTGGGCGCCGTCTACACCGCCCTGGAAGCCGACGACGTGCTTGCCGCCGGCTTTGCGCGTCTGCTCTTGTGGGCCGACCCGCATCGTTTGCCTGACGTGGGCGACGCAGACACCGCCTGGGCCTTGTACCTGCGCACCTGGCGCCCCGGCAAACCGCATCCGCACACCTGGGCCGCGCTGTATGCCCAAGCCATGGGCGCTATGGGGGGACGGCATGTTCGCGTGGCTTGA